CTTTAAACAGCAAGTTCTGGATAAAGAAGAAGCGGTCGCAAATGATTTACTAAAGGAACAACACCCCAGTATGCCGGTCTCTAAACCAGACAGGCAATCTCGTGTAACCTTCGGTGGCAACAAAAAGAACTAATTTTCTAGCTCTTTTGACCATCGAACTAAAAAAACTTAACCCTTTAAAAAAAGGATATAACGATGGCAAATAAAGACGCAGCATTCGGGTTTAGACCCGTAAGGCATCTTACAGGCGGTCTGATTAGAACAAACGAATACAAAATAGCAGCGAACTACGGCACTTCCATTTTTCATGGACAATGTGTTAAAGCTGTTGCAGCAGGAGGAATTGAATCTTGCGCGGCAGGTGAAGTAGTTCTAGGTATTTTCGGTGGATGTTTTTTCACAGACCCAACTACAGGTAAGCCAACTTTTAGTACGCACTATCCAGCAAGCACAAATGCTTCTGATATTGTGGCTTACATTTACGACGATCCAAGAATCGTCTTTGAAGTCCAACATGATGGTACTGGCACAGCAGCTATGAACTTTAGTGGTTTTGATTTAGTAGGAACGGGTGGAAGCACTCTTTCTGGAAGATCTTCACAAGAGTTAGATACTTCTACTAGTACAACTTCTGGACAATTTAAACAAATCGGTATTTCCAAGGATCCAAACAACAGCGATACAGGTGCAGCGAATGCTAACGCATATGTAGTACCTAACGTTGGCGAACATTCTTGGTTACTAACCACTGCAATATAATAGGAGAGTTTAATGCCAATTTCTAGATCACAACTGGTAAAAGAGCTTGAACCGGGCCTAAATGCTTTGTTCGGGTTAGAATATGCCAGATATGAAAACCAGCATGAACAGATTTTCGATACAGAAACATCTGATCGTGCATTTGAAGAAGAAGTAATGCTATCCGGTTTCGGTACAGCGCAAGTAAAACCAGAAGGCACAGGCGTAAATTACGACGATGCTACTGAGTCTTTCACTGCGAGATACACTCACGAAACTATAGCACTAGCTTTTGCGATTACTGAAGAAGCAGTAGAGGATAACCTTTACGACACAATCAGTTCTCGTTACACAAAAGCACTAGCTCGTTCAATGGCTAACGCTAAACAAGTAAAAGGTGCTAACGTATTAAACAATGCGTTCAGTTCATCTTTCACTGGTGGAGATGGTAAGGAGCTATGTGCTACTGACCACCCTTCAACTGGCGGAACTATTTCAAACGAACTAGCAACCTCTGCTGACCTAAATGAAACATCTTTAGAGCAAGCACTGATTGACATTGCTGGATTAACTGACGATAGAGGATTAAAAATCGCTCTAAATGGTCAAAAGTTAATCATTCCAGTAAATCTTCAGTTCACTGCTGAAAGACTGATGAAATCTGGTCAAAGAACAGGTACTTCTGATAATGATATCAATGCTGTAGGTAGCATGGGAATGATTCCTCAAGGTTATGTAGTAAATAACTACTTAACTGACACAGACGCATTCTTTATCAAAACTGATGCACCTAACGGATTAAAACACTTCCAAAGAGCGCCAATTTCCACTAAAATGGAAGGCGATTTTGAAACTGGAAACGTTAGATACAAATCTAGAGAAAGATACTCATTCGGGTTCTCTGACTTTAGAGGTATCTTTGGTTCACCGGGAGCATAATTACTCTTAACTTGTGGGGGATTCATACCCCCACAAGACAACTAGGATAACTGGTTATACTGACTGCCCTAGCAGACGCTCGTAGAGACAGTATGACTTTACTTACGAGGTAAAAATGGGTACAACAACTTTTTCTGGTCCAATACTAGAAGGAAAAGACGGTGTAAATATTGAAACTAAATCTTCAAATTACACTGTAACAACAGCAGATTCTGGAAAAACTCTTTTAAGTGGAACTGATGGAGTAGTATTTACACTACCAGCTATTGCTATAGGATATTCTTTTAAATTTGTAAATACAGCACCAGATGGTCAAAACACTTTAACAATTAGTCCAAACGCTTCAGATGGAATTACTTATGCGGGTTCTTCTACTGATGATAAAGACTTAATCAATACAAAAGCAACTTCTAAACAAGGTGACTATGTTGTTATTTCATCGCTTGATGGAGTAGTAGCATGG